GTTGACAACCCGCCCCCAGGGTGGGGCAGGACAGGTCGGCTCAAATTGTCTGCGAAACGATCGCGTGCGAGAGCTAGCTACATGCTTCCAACGGTTCGGGTGATGAGCTCGATTCGTCAGACGTAGGACCGGAGAAGTGACCAGATCAGCAGAATGCCGCAGTTACCTTACCATGCGTCTAACGGGATTACCGTAAGTTTCGGCGTCTAGCAGTCGACGGCCGACAGTGCGAGAAGCAGCGGGTGAGCGGATCGCATGCCACGCTTCGCCTGTGAAAGCTCAGCAACGCACGCGTCCACCTCAGCGGGTCCGAAGCCATAGTGCAACCGGTAGTATTCCAAGTACTCCGGCCGAGTGGCAACAACCCCGCTGATCCGTGACCGAGTAAACTCGAGGTCACGATCAACCCTTTCTCGCACCCCACCAGCGCTCTTCCTGAGGGTTTCCCCAAGCGCCAGCAGTAGCGGATCGCAGCGCCCCATCATGAGGAGCGTCGTCGCGATCGAGGCAAGCCATGCGTCTGCGTTCTTTCCGCTGCGGCACTGCCAATCGGTGCAAAGCTTCGTGAGCATTTTGCCAACGCGCGGAATGAGGACTGAAGAGCCCCCAACGCACATAAACCGACTGGAACAGTACCCGACGTACTCCCGCTCCGCGTGAAGAATGACTTCAGCCTCCATACCAAGCCGCTGATACGCATCGCAAACTCCCGCAACCCCGCCAATGGAGTCGAAGAGCTTACGGGACATCACCGTCGCAGAATCATCCCCGAGGACGACCGACGCCCATTTCTGACGGGCACCGAAAACCGCAACCTGCATCCCTGCGTTCATAATAGCGTCACCCAGCGACGTGTCAGGCATGCCGCTACACATGCCGTACATCACCGAATACTTGATGCCATGCGCGGTTTGACCGCGCTGCTTTCCTCTAAGTAGCTTACGCCGAATGTGCCGGGGGAGGATGACCCCATAGCAAGCGTCGAGCGCACCAAAGGCCGCCTTCTGCATGTGCGCGTCGAAGCGCGACAAGTCCATCTCAAGGTAGATCAGGTCGTCATCGGCGTCCAGTGTGCTCTGAACGCTGGCGATGAGACTGTCCCAACCGACCCCGGTGCCACGCGCATTGCTGCCGCAGCTGTAGAAGATGTGCTTGCCAGCGAGAACGTCGCCGCCACAGTGAGGCATTAGCCCGGCTTTGAAAGCCTTGGCTGCCTTCCGCAGCCATGGTCCGACTTGTAACACGAGACGTTTGTCTGGACTCTGGATGAGACGCGGATCCTTGAAAAGGTATCGGGCGGTTCCCATCTGGTAGGTCTCCAGCTCCTCGCTGCTGTCGTGTACAACGGTCTCCATCTTCAAGAACGACTTGAAGCGGAGGCGCTCCTTTTCCGGCAAGGTGAACCCATCTGCGATGAGCGCCTCGTACAGGCGGATGTTGGCAGGTGTTTGACTCTTGAGCCAATCCTTGAGCGGTACGGGCTTCGTGACCGGCTCAACGTGTTCCTTCAGAAGGGGCAGGTAGCACTCCTTGAGCGCCTCCATAGCGGCATCGACGATGACACCGTTCTTACCCTGATTCATCCAGAATTCCTTTCCAACCCGCGCGCGAAGCGCCACCTCTTCCCCTGCTGCATCGGGGGTGGGCGACATAACGCACCTGCCGACGAGCCCAAAATGCGAGACAGTCCCGGCGACGGGCCGGGATGCTTCAAACAAAGTGTGCTCGTACTCAAATCCGTCCTCCCTCGTCTTAGTCGGTTTGAACACGACTGTAGACGGGTCATAACTGGCGAGTAAATGGCTCTCCACCAAGCCCATGGTGGGGGTGGCCATTGTACCGGAGATAAACTTGTGCACGTTCGATCCGGTCTTGTGCCCCCAGATCGTCTGGTGACACTCTTGCTTGCGCGAGTACGCGGTTGCGAGACTCGCGCCCGTTTCCGCCGACTGCCCCTTGAGTTTGTGGGCGAGCAGGCGGTTGGCTGCAGCGACGATGTTCAGCCGAAGGTGCCTCTTGCCGAGGCGGCCAACGGCGAAATTCCAAAGCATGTGCAGGATAGCGACTTTGGGTCCGAAGGCAAGTGTCGTCACACCCAAGAGAACATGCGCTAAGCAGCGCCACGCTCGATCTTTTGGTGTCGACCCTTCCAGGAGCCCTTGGCCAGCACCGACGATCACGGCCGCCGTACAGGCTGCCAGACCGCCGACGCCCGTCACCGCGATGAGCGGCGTCAGGTCATTGGCAATTGTCTTCTCCACACACGTCTGGACAAATGAGGCAAAGGCCCCCTTCGTCACCTCCTCTCCGAAAGGAACGACAACGCAGTCCATGACTGTTGGAATCGCATCAGCAACAAGGATTTGCGGAAGAGTAAGAACCCCGGCCTGTGCCGAGTTGAACTCCATCGCTTGCCTCGCCGTCTGCGAACGACCGGTCGTAGCTGACCTGCCGTGGTACAAGGCCTGCGCTTGGAACGCAGGCCCTGTTTCACCATTCCACCAGTGACGCATCGAGCGCCGAATCATGAAACCCCATGTGATCGCGTCATGCGCCAGACCTTGAAAAGTGGACGCCTTGAGGTCGTTACCACGATTTAGGTTCACAGCACGGGAGCGCGATTCAATGGCTATCTTCCGCACGTTTCGCAGAAAGTAGTCGTTCTCGTCCTCATCGCCCAAGGTGTCAGCTTGCGGCCACGTGTCGACGACGAAGCGAAGGATGTTGTGGGATGACGCATACTGGCTCAGATTGGCCGTGAGAGTGTGAAACTGCTCATCATCGTATGCAACATGCGCGCGCCGACTCCAAAACATGTCTGCGCTACCACGGAGCATGATCCACAGACTGCGGAGCTCCTCCCTCTTCTTCGCCAACGCCTCAGCGGCTTTGGCTGCTGCCTCCAAGGCGGCGGCATCGACGACGATACGATCGTCATCGAGAGGCGGCCCATTGCGTTCATCCACCATGTCCGCAATGTCCGCAGCTGCGTGGCCACCCTGTTGAACAAGGGCTTGGGCCAGCGCGAGCCCCTGGTCAGGGGGCGCCACGTGCACGTGGTTTCCAGGGACCGCTCCCAACGCCGCAGGTGGCGGTTGGGCTGCAGCGTCAGGCTGCTCAGGTGGCCCGCCCTGGATGGCGGGCCCCTGCTGTGCGCCGATCTTCTTGGCGGCTTTCTCCTCCTTCTTTGCCTTGGTCCGCTCGCGCTTGACAGCGGCTCGGCGGGCCTTAAGGCATGTGGCGCACACGCCTGGTGGAGGGCGGCGTACGTCGAAGGCTTCACGAATCTGCTGCAGCGTCACGGTCATGATCTCCAAACATGCTGAGCAATGCGATCGCAAAGCTTTATGTTTGAAGAGCGCCACGAAGCTTTCGCTCCTGTGGCTCACGTGGTACGCCGCGCAGACGTGGTTCTCAAACTCGGAGAGTTCTTCCTGGTCGGTCCAGGGCGCGTGCAGTCCAGGCGGGACATGCATGCTCATTACCGGCAGATGAGCCGGTGGGGGTGGCCCTTGCGGGCCGGGTTTGCCGGACTTCGGCTTCGCTTGTTTGTCGGACTTCGACTTCACTTTGTTGTGCGGGCCATTGCTTCCCGCTTCGCCTTTGTGTAGGCCATTGCTTCCTACTTCACCTTTGGGTGCCTGGTTTACGGCCTCAGGCTGGGCACTTAGTTTCTTTTTCTGCATGGTTGTTTGAATATCCGGGCTTACGGTCACCGAAGGCCACTTGGCTCCTCGTGCTCTGTTACCTGCTGAGGGGTTCCCGCCGGACAAGGAAGTTGGGGTACCTTACATACCGCGCCTGTTTCTCACGTGGGAATTGAGCGCGGTCTGTTGCCGTGAGGCACTGGGGCATAGACCAACATGCAGCCACC